GCAGCAACGTCGGGCGTGGTGACCGTGGCGAAGACGACTTCCTCGTCCGTCACGCCGGGCGCGGTCGAAGCCGACAGCGTTTCCAGGTAGGCGGCGAGCGCGGCGACTTCCGCGTCCGTGAACGCATAGCGCGGCATCGGCGCGCCGATCGGCTTGCCGTCAGGCGCCACACCCGTGCGCAGCGCGTGCGCGAGCGAGGCGGCGTCGTACGCGGGCCGGACGCGGTCGCGGCTCGGCCAAGGAAGCCGCTGGCCGGTCTGCGGCGCGAGCGGGTTGAACAGCAGATGCCCCGCGATCGGCGGCACGACGAGGTCGCTTTCGGCACTTCCGAGCCCGCTGCGGCGATGGCACGCCACGCAGGCCGCCGCCTGCGCGGGCAGCGCGGCGCCCGCAAGCTGCGCGATGCCGGGCCGCGCGTACGCGGCGTCGGTGCCGTAGTACAGCCGCTCGCCGCGCTCGACCAGCGCGGCGTCGCCCGTCGCTGCCCATGCCAGCACGGGCAGGCAGGCCAGCGCGACGGCGACGCCGCGATCAATGCACAGCATCGGGCAGCCGCTCGAACAACGCCAGCAGCTCCGAGGCGGTCGGGTAGCCCTCCACGCGCAGCCACGGCGCGCCGGGCGATCGGCGCATCAGCACGACCGGCGGGTGCGCGGCCTTCGCACCACGGTACACGTCGAAGGCCTGCTGGACGCGCAGCAGGTGGTCGTACTCCCCCGAGTAGAAGTCCCAGTCGCGCGCGATCGAGAACTGCCGCGCGAACGCGGCGAGCCGCTGCGGGGTGTCGTTGTCGGGGTCGATCGTGAACGAGACGAAGCGCGCGCGGCGGCCGCGCCCTTCGAGCTTGCGCTGCAGTTCCGCCAGCGTCGCGGTCTGCGTCGAGCAGATCGTCGAGCACGTCGTGTAGATGAAGTTGACGACCTGCGGCGCGTCGGCCTGCAGCGCGCGCGCAAGCGGCACCGTGCGGCCGCGCGTGTCGACCACCGGCACGGCGGGCACCGCGTAGCCGGCCTGCACCGACGTCACCGTCCCGGCGCCCGCGCCGTGGGCGCCCGCGCCGCCGTGCGCCGCAGCGGCCGCGACCCATCCGGCCGCGATCCATGCGAAGGCGATGGCGACGCGCCGCATCGGTGCCCGCCCTATCGCACCGTCACCGCGACCTGCACCCGCTCGCGCGGGCTGCCGTCGGCGGCGAGCAGCGTGCAGACGAACTGGTCGGTGCCGCGGAAGCCCGGCCGCGGCCGGTACTGCACGCCGTCCGGCGTGACGGCCACTTGCCCGCCGCGGATCGTCTGCGACACCCGCAGCGTCTCGAAAGGCTGTTCGCCCGCGAGCTGCGTGTGCGTGTGCAACTGGTTTGAGACACCGGGAAGAAGCGGGAACAACCGGGAAAAACCGAAATGCGGCGCGGACTTAGGTGATTCGCGCGACGATGCGGCGATTTGAGACACATCGCCGGCTCGTGGAGTTATCCACAGGGATTTTGCAGCTGATTTGAGACAGCTGGTCGGTCTGGAGCACCCGTTTGCAAATCGTTTAAGCCGGAATCGACATCACCTTGTCGACGGCGGCGCGCAGTTCCGCGACCGCCCGCTCGAGCTCGCTTAGGCGAGCCAGCTCCTGAGCGCGCGCGAAAAGCTCTTGCGCTCGCACGCGACGGCGCTGCGGGTCTGGGTCGGCGTTGAGGATAGCCTCGATCTGGCGCAGCAGGCGCGCCACGTCATCGTCCGCAGAGCGCCTTTCTCCTTTTCCTTCAAGCACTTGTAGTACGGGCGGCGACGCCCTGGGCAGCATCTCGCCCTCGCCCGTCAGCAGCCACGTCATGTTCACCCCAGTACGCGCGATGGCGGCGAGGGCTTCGCCGCCTGGCACGTTGAGGCCCTGCTCGTATTTCTTTAGGACACCAATGTGCACCCCTATACGCTCGGCGAACGCGGCTTGAGTCAGGCCAAGGGCCTGGCGCCAGAGCTTCAGCCGTGAGCCGATGCCGCCTTCCAACTTTCACTCCGAAAGCTGGAAGAGCGAAAGCTGGAAGCTGGCGCGCTTCCGACTTTCGTAAGTCATTGATCTTTCAACCATCGCTGGCACGCCCACCTGCCCTGAAAGCCGGAAGAAGCTGGAAGATGTTTTTTTGCATCCGGTCGCTTGACAGGGATGCAAAAACGGTCCTAAACTTCCACCAACGTGCACAACTTAGACACGAATACGTGCCGCGTCAAGATGAAAACCGTTGACCAGGTGAAGGCCGACCTGTATCGGCGCGGGAAGAGCGTCCCAGATGTGGCGCGCGAGATCGGCGTCAGCAGCCGCATCGTCTATGAGCTGCTCCGTGGCCGGATCAAGGGGCGGAGGGGTCAGGCGCATCGGGCGGCAGTTCTCCTCGGCCTCAAAGACGGGGTGTTGGAATGAACGCCCCGGTCGACTCCCATGAGATTGCGGCTGCGCTTGGCGTATCGGATCGCGCGGCTCGGGGCCGCGCCATCCGCGAATCATGGCCCTACACCGAGGTTCCGGTCCGGGGCGGGCGCAAGCGCTACTACCCCATCGATTCGCTGCCGCAGGACATCAGGGAGCGGATCATCACACGCCGGATCCTGACTGCGCAGAATTCTCCGTCGGACCCTCCTGGCAACGCCGGCGCCGCGCCCTCACGCGCGGCTCTTCCGCCCGATCAGTCCAAGGATTCATGCGCCCCGGCCGGAGGCGCCGAGTATCCGGCCAACTCCTCCTTGAGTGGCGCCGGCGACACGCCGGCTTTGCCGCCGGGCGGCGATTCCCCGTCGTCGCCCGGCGGCGTTTCTTTTGCAGCGCAAAAGCAACCCAGGGCCTACGACCGAAACGCCCTGTGGGACTGGTTCGCGCGGCGTCCGCAGTCGATCCAAGAGGAGGGCAAGCACCGGGCTGAGATTTGCCTGCAGCTACGTGCGCTGATCGATGCGGGGCTGCGCGCCCGGCGCGCGATCCGCGAGGTGGCGCGCGCGATCCGCCTGCCCGAATCCACGTTGCGCCGCTGGTGGTACGGCGACGGCCGCCTCCTGGGCGCGGCGCATGTGCATCCAGGCGACTACGCGCCGGCGCTCGCGCCGCGCTATGCGGGCTGCCTGCAGTGGGCCGAGATGAGCCCGGAGGCATGGGAGTGGATCAAGGGCGACTGGCTCCGTGCGGAGCAGCCGGCGCTGAATGCCTGCTACCGGCGGCTCCTGTCAGCGGCCGCCGAGCATGGCTGGGAGGTCCCGAGCTACGCCACCGTGGCGCGCCGCATCGAGGCGCTGCCATGGCAGATCGTGGTGCTCGCCCGCGAGGGCGAGGAGGCGCTCAAGCGCCGGCTGCCGCACGTCAAGCGGCTGCGCTCCACGCTGCATGCGCTCGAGGCCGTCTGCGCCGACGGCCACACCTTCGACCTGCGCGTCGAACTGCCGTCGGGATCCGTCGGCCGGCCGGTGCTGGTGGCCTGGCAGGACATCTACAGCGGCAAGCTCCTCGCCTGGCGGGTGGGTGAGACGCTCAACCAGCATCTCGTGCGGCTGTCATTCGGTGACCTCGTCCAGCAGTACGGCGTGCCCGAGCACGCCTTCCTCGACAACGGCCGCGAATTCGCGAATAAGTGGATGACGGGCGGAGCGCCGACGCGGTTCCGCTTCGCCATCCGCGACGACGACCCGGTCGGCATCTTCGGGCTGCTGGGCGTCACCGTGCACTGGACGACGCCCTATCACGGACAGGCCAAGCCGATCGAGCGGGCATTCCGGGACCTGTGCGAGGACATCGCCAAGCACCCGGCCGCAGCCGGCGCCTACACGGGCAACAGCCCCGTGACCAAGCCAGACAACTACGGCAGCCGCGCGCTCAAGTGGGACGAGGTCGTGGCGCTCGTGGACGAGGGCATCCGCGCGCACAACGCGCGGACCGGCCGGCGCACCGAGACCGCGCGCGGCCGCTCCTTCGATCAGACGTTTGCGGAGTCTTACGCCAGCGCGGTGATCCGCAAGGCCAGCGCCGAGCAGCGGCGGCTGTGGCTGCTCGCCGCCGAGGGTGTCACGGTGCGCGAGACCGGACACGTGGCCATCGCCGGGAACCTGTACTGGGGGGAGGAGCTGGCCGCGCACGCCGGACGGCGCGTGGTCGTGCGCTTCGACCCCGACCGGTTGACCGATCCGGTTCACATCTACAGGCCGGACGGCGCCTACATCGGCGAGGCGTCGTGTACTCAGGCCCAGTTCATCGACGCGCAGGCGGCCAAGGATCACGCGCGCGCCAACCGGCAGCGCATCCGCGCGGCGCGCGAGCAGCTCGCCGCCGAGCGGCGCATGGATGCCATCGCCGCCGCGCAACGGCTGCCGGCGGCGCCGCAGACGCATGAGCCTGCGCCGCCCGCGGCGGTGCGCATGATCGCCCCCCGCAGAAGCGGCGCGGACAAACAGCAGACCGATGCGATCGCGCAGGTCGACCGCCGCGTGATGGCGATGCTGGACGAATGGGCGGCCGAGCGCAGGCGGCTCGGCACGGGGACTTAAAGGGTGCTTTGCGCCGCGTTCGAGCGCGGCGCAAAGCGGGGTGCAACGACAAACGACGAGGAATCATGGCACAACTTGCAGTCATCGAGAAGACCCAAGCCGCCGCCGACCATGGCGGCGACGACATCCTGGCGCGCGTGCGCGCCGAGATCGAGCGGCGCGGCATCACACAATCGCAGGCGGCCCGCGAGATCGGCGTCAGCCCGACCACGCTGACGCAGCTGCTCGGCGGGACGTATCCGGCCGACCCGGCCCGTCAGCTCGAGCGGCTCTCGCGTTGGCTCGGCATGCAGGAGCAGGCGCGCGCGCAGCCGCAGATGCCGGAGGCGCCGGCCTGGGTGCCCACGCCGACGGCCGAGCGCGTGCTGGCGGCGCTGGGCTACGCGCAGATGGCCGGCGACGTGGCCGTCGTCTATGGCGGCGCCGGCCTGGGCAAGACCACCGCGGTGCGTGAGTATGCGCGGCGCTACCCCAACGTGTGGATCGCCACCGTCAGCCCAGCCACCGCCGGCGTGGCCACCTCGCTCGAGGAGGTGTGCATCGCCTGCGGCATGCGCGATCTGCCGCAGGGCGCGGCGCGCATGAGCCGCGCGATCGTCGCGCGCATCGCCGGCACCGGCGGGCTGCTCGTCATCGACGAGGCTCAGCACCTGACGGTGGCCGCGCTCGACGCCATCCGCGCGCTGCACGACGCCACGGGCGTGGGGCTCGCCCTCGTCGGCAACGAGCTCGTCTACGCCCGCATGACCGGCGGCTACCGCGCGGCCTACCTGGACCGCCTGTACTCGCGCATCGGCCGGCGGGTGCGCCTGAGCCGCGCCACCCGCGAAGACGTGGAGCGCGTGGCCGGCGCATTCGGTGTGCGCAACGGCGCGCTCGGGCTGCTCGCCGAGATCGGCGCGCGACCGGGCGCATTGCGCGCGGTCGTCAAGACGCTGCGGCTGGCGACGATGATGGCCGAGGGCGCGTCCGTCGAGGCGACGCACGTGCAGGCCGCCTGGCGCGACCTCGAAGGGGGTGCCGCATGACACACGAACACGCCATCGAGGGGATCGCGGACGCCGCGTGCGACCTGGATTCGCTCGCCAACGAGCTTCCCGATCCGGACCGGACCCTCATCAAGCAGTACGCGTCGATCCTGCACGACATCGCGTATCGCATGGCGCAGGCCGAGGGGCTGACGATCTACTGGGAAGACGGAACGGAGCAGGCATGAAACGCATCGACGACCCGACCTTCCGCTACGTACCGGCGATCCGCACCGACATCCGGCGCACGTTCGCGCGGGTGCGGCGCGAACTTGCCCAGCAGACGCCCGCGCATCCTGCGCCCTCGGACGGTTACTTGCCGCTGCTGCCGGCGCAGCGGAAGGTGCAACGGCTACTGGACGAACAGTGGCGCGCGGTCCGCCGCGCGCGTGGAGGACGATGATGACGACGATTGCAGACATCGAACGGCTGGCGCGCCGCTATGCGGAGGCCCGCGAGGCGCTGGCCGGCCGGGTGCAGCACCTCGAAGACGAGGTGACGCGGCTGCGCAGATCCAGCATGCCCGCGATCCGCCGCGCGCTGGCCATCGCCCAGGAGCGGCGCGACGAGCTCGCCGCCGCCGTGGCGGCCGCACCGCAGCTTTTCGAGCGGCCGAAGACGGTCGTCTTCGCGGGCATCCGCGTCGGCTACCAGAAGGGTCGCGGCGCGATCACCTGGGACGACGACGCGCGCGTCTGCGCGCTCATCCGCAAGCACCTGCCGGACCAGGCCGATCAACTGATCCGCGTGATCGAGCGGCCGCTCAAGACCGCGCTGGCGCAACTCGCCAGCGCCGACCTGCGGCGCATCGGCGTGCAGGTCGTCGACACCGGCGAGGAGATCGTCATCCGCCCGGTCGACGGCGATCTGGACCGCCTACTCGAGCGGCTGCTCGCCGATACCGAACCCCTCGAAAAGGAGGTCGCATGAGCCTCGTCATCCTGATCGTCGTCGTATGGCTCGCCTTCGCCGCCGGCGTGCTGCTGGCCGCGCTGATGGCGGTCTCATCCTCCACCGGGGACGACCGATGAGCGCCGTGCGCGACACCCCGCTACACGATCCGCGCGCCGGCATCGCGGTCACGGAGGGCATGCCGGCGCTCGAGCGCATCGAGGCCAGCGCCGGCGCGCGCGATGCACGCATCGTGCGCCGGCTCGTGCGCGCGAGCCTGGCGCTGCTGTCGGCATGGCCGGTGGCCGCGCGCGGGCAGGCCGTCTACAGCGAGGCGCTGGACGCCGTGGTAGCCGCTCTGCTCGACGAGGAAATATGAGCGCCGCGCCAGTACGTAACGACCTGCGCCGGCGGCTGATCGCGCTGGCGCACATCGCCGCGCAGCAGTGCGGGGCGGACGATGCTACGCGACGCGAGGTGCAGCGGCGCGTGGCCGGCGTGGACTCGTGCGCGCAGATGGACGTGTCGGCACTGCAGGCGGTGATCCGTTACTGGCAGCGCGCCGGCGCGCGCGTGACGCTGCCCGGGCCGCTGGTGCGTGCCTCCGACGAGCGGGCGCCACTGATCGGCAAGATCCGGGCGCTGTCCGATGCCAACGGATGGCCATTCCCGCAGTACGCGCTGGGCATCGTGCGCCACATGCTCGGCCACGAGGTGCAGAGAATCGAGTGGGTCACGGCCGAGGTGCTGCGCAAGGTCGTCGCCGCAATGGTCTACGCCGAGCGGCGTCGCGCGGCGAGCGGGCGGCCGTGAACCGCGCCGCATCGACCGAAGCGAGTCCGAACAAACGCTGGGTTAGAACTGCCATGCCGATACGCCCAGAGATGCGCGCACGCTACCCGCACGACTGGAAACTTCGCAGCAGGTTCGTTCGCTATTACCGGGCAGGGAACCGCTGCGAGTGGTGCGGAGCCGAGAACGGCAAACCGCACCCGGTCACTGGCAGCAAAGTGGTGTTGACGGCGGCGCATGTGTTCGACCACCGGCCAGAAGCGGCGAGCCTGCTGAACCTCGCGGCGCTGTGCCAGAAGTGCCACAACGGCCACGACGCCAAGATGCGGCGCAACGGGAGGCGGGAGCGGAAATGAATTACGCCCGCATCGACCGCAGCGACCGATTGCAGCGGCTGCTCGTACTCCTGGCCGACGGCCAGTGGCACGGCACGCTGGACATCGTGCAGCGCGCGCGGATCTGCGCGGTGAACTCCGCGGTGGCGGAACTGCGCGCCAACGGCGTGCCGGTGCATTGCCGGCGCGCAGGGCGCGGCCGCTACGAGTATCGCGCCGACGTGCCACCTGGCATGCTCGCCAGCCTCACGCCGGAGGCGCTGCGTTGCGGCTGAGGTGCCCGGTGTGCCATGCCGAGGCGTCGCTTCAGGCGTGGTCA